ACATTTATAATAAATACAAAAGAAATGGATTAAAAATCGACTAAAACAAAAAAACCCCATAAGTTTTCACCTATGGGGTTAATTCTGAAGTAACTATGTTTCTATCTTGACTACTTAACCGAGTGCTTTTTGTGGGTCACTCATATTCCCTATTTCTAAATATTGGCGTAAATGTGATACTGCCGTCCTATTTTTATCTTCTGTGAGCCTACCACCTACCACCCTTATTATAAAGAAGTGTTTCAACAATTGCAGTAACACCCCTTTTCAATATTCTTTGTTCATCACATAATTCAGACACCATTTTTTTTAATTTCTTATTCTCTGTGTCTTTAGCATCACAAAACATTATTGTTAACCACTTCAACCCTGCTTCTGTCACTCTTGTTGGTTTACATGAAAAATAACCTTTCTTCACGTATTTCTGAAGAGGTTGGTTCTTCATATCAACAATTTTATGATGATATAAAATATTGTAAAGAGAATTCCTCCCAATCTTACCAAAATAATCATTCAAACTAAGACTCATTGCCGTTTCTGACATTGTAAATGAAATAACAGATTTGGCTTCTTTCAGTTCACGAAGCTCTTTTTCAGCAGCAATAAAATATTGGCGTGCTTGTTTGCCTTTTTCATTATTTTGAATCATTGCGAGTTCCTTGGCACAATCCAAAGTTATCACATATTCAATCTTATAAACCCTCTGTGTCTCAGTCGTAGTCAACTTGCCATTTTTGGCAAGTTGAATTCTATTCCCGTTTTTCGCATAAAAAATAGGGACGAAATCAATATTTTCTTCAAACCCCCATTTATCGACTCTATCCTTAAACCAATTAGCAAACATTTTACCCACACCAAGAAATTCATGCAAATCTCTTGCACTAACAACTGGATTACCTGTACTAGTGCTTTTACGGATTTTAATTAGTTCTTTCATAACAACCATTTTTAATGTTAATAATGTTAGAACACCAAATATAATTAAGATGTTCTTCAAAAACTAATATTTATACGAATATTTTCATAATATGTTACAAAAAAACCCCATAAGTTTTCACTTACGGGGTTAATAATCATAACCTATTGAACATTGCAATTATGTGAGGCTCTACTTAGGTCTGTAATTTATCAGTTCGCCAGCCTTTTCATGTTCATCCAAATTTCAGAATTCTTTCCCTATCTTGTCGAATTCTTAGGTCATATCTTAAAGAACTTAGTAGCGGGGGCAGGACTCGAACCTGCGACCTTCTGGTTATGAGCCAGACGAGCTACCAACTGCTACCACCCCGCAATATATTTATGCAAATATAACATCTTTTTTTATATCTGCAAGTGTTTCAGTGAAAATAAATACGAAATAAAAACCAAAAAGTTACACTTTTTTATAAAAAACTTTATTCTTTTTTCTTAACTTGTTGATATTCTCGCTTTTTCACAAGCATGTCTCCAAGGCTTCTATCCTCACCCTGTGGTGCATCGGGGTCTGTTGCCAGGATTTGCTTCATAACCTCATCCATGTCTTCATTAACGGCTTTGAATTCTTCAGCAATTGTTGGTGGGACAAACGGCTTATCTAACCCAGAATCTTTAAGTTCTTCCCACCCTTTATCCAATTCTTTTCGTTCATCAGGAGTTGGTATTTCTGGTTCACTCACTATTTTAGTCGTGGTATCACCAGTCCATTCAAATTTCTCATCAATATTTACACCATCACTTACACCCTCATTTACACCATCACTTACAGCATCATCGAGTATTTCAATGTCTTCAGATTCGTCTAATTCCAATAAATTATCTGGTTTCTCAGGAATTAGTGGTTCTTTAAATGGATATTCCGTTGGTTCTGACTTCAACACAGTATCGGGTATCTCCATCTTTTTTTCTTCACTCTCACCCACTGCTTCATTAACGATTTCAAGAACAGTCTGTATCTCTTCCTTACTTAAATCTGTTCTTGTTGTACTGATATGAATATTATCAATATTCTCGAACTCCTTCTGAGGTTTTATATCGTCATTATCTTCAGGTTGTTTATTTTCACGCAGCATATCATTATACTTCTGTGCTTCAGTTCTACCATCATTAATTGAATCGTCATTTACTTTTTCAATTGCAGTCTTTTCACTTATGGCAACATGCATCTGAGAAAGACCAGTGGCTTTCTTTTCTAGTCTCTTGATATCTTCTTCATCGTGATGTTTAAGATTCTTATAAGTCTTTGAATATCTGTACCTGTCATCATCAATTATGATTTTCATGGTATCATTATTAAACGTACAATCCTCAAACGTCTGACCATCCTGTGCAAATCTAGCTTTAATAATTCTGATATTGGCGAAGTGTGCTTCCTTTTGTGCTGGTGTTTTAGCTACACTCATAAAGAAATGTGCTTTCTGAACTCTTTTAATACTACCACCACTTTGAGCTGCTTCCACAAACTCAGAATCAAAACCACTACGATTAGTTTGAATCGCAGTCCACGCAGGAATGTCGAAGTCCGATGAAAGTGCTTCAAACCCCTTAATTACGGTAAGTTCTGCTTCAGTTCGTTCCTGTCCACGTTTGTGACTTTCTACGCAGTCAAGGTAATCCAACACAAGGATATCAAACTTGAATCCCCATTTCTTTTGATAACTCAACATCCAATTTCGGATGTCTTTCATTGTAGTGTCTTCCTGACTAAACCTTTTGATTATAAGTCTACCCTTACCCTCTAAATATTCACATTTGGCTTTACTTGTTTGATAAACTCGTTCAATTTCTTCTTCGTCATTCTTAATTCTACTTAATGACGAATCTCCCCAAATCACACTATGTTTACGCTGAATCTGTTCTTTGGTGTCTTCGAATATGATTTGAGCCACATTCTTTTCTTGTTCAAATGCGTTATTCGCAACTTTTGTAAGGAATGTTGTTTTACCAACACCAGATGGGGTCAGTACGACTCCAATCTCACCCCTACCCAATCCACCATCAGTAAGAACATCAATAGTTTCGATTCCTGTAGGAATTGTTTGTCTGAATTCAGGTCTAAGCGCATTTCGAAGTCCTTCTCCCACCGATTTTGCATCATCATCTTCTTCACCAATATGTGATATCTTTTGGAATCGGTCTTCAATGGCAGCAACAACATGCTTTTCTTTAATTTCACCATTCTTAACTTTGGCTTGGATGTGTTCGGAAATCTTACGATATTCTTGTTGCTTGATGAAACCATGTGTTGATTTCTGAACAACATCACCATCATAAAGCATCGACTTATTAATGATTCTTTCGTTCCAAAGTGTAATACGTTTAATTACAGCAAATAACGATTCTTCTTCAATTACGTTATTTGGTGTTTTGTATTCGTTGATTGCCTGGTGAATGCTCTGATTCTGTAGATTCGGAACCCTATCAAATTCCTTAAAATATTCCAACATGATGACAAACAACCTTCTGAGATTAGGGTCATCGAAATATTCAATAGCTAGGTCAGGTATTATTTTTTCTGCAAATTCTGGTTCTACGAGTAACTGCCATATAAGACGTTGTTGAAATTCTATGCGGATAATGTGTTTTCTGTATTTTCCGTCATTATAAAATATGTGTAAAAGAAGGACGGGAATAGGGTTTAATTAAAATTGGTCAGAATTGTAAGGAATGACCCCATCCCCATCCATTTGCAATTAATTTCGTCTGAGCCTTCTCAGCATTTCCGCTCTTTTAGCGGGGTGAAGTTCTCTGATTTGGTTAATCGACAGACCTCTGTAATTGATTAAATCATAATCATCCCACATATTTTTAATGTCATTCCTTTTGATTTTGGCTTCGATAGTTTCTGCAATGTCGGTCACTGCATACATAATATCAAGAGATTGTTTTGCAACAGGATTAAACCCATCAACATAAAATTCACGTTCAACAATCGGATTTTCATTAATATATAGTCCGATTTTACAGGGAACGCCACGAATTGTTCTATGTTCAATTTTCTCTACGACTGATTGGGGATTGTAGCGCATTCTGTTTCTCCATTCCTTCTTATATGTGTTAATCATTTTTTGATGATACGCATAGAGGTCATAAACATGGTGTTCCGACTCATTATCCTTGACATCAACCCTTCCCACTTCTGCAACAACATCATAACTTCGCCTCGACAAAGTTTTCTGTATTTTAGTGATTGCTCGTGGAAGAATATCTCTCACGTCAATACTATACCTCGTAAAAGGATTGAACTGGTCTGCATCAAACATCGCTTCACATAACAAAACATCGCCTTGGTGTAATGTAAACCTAAATACGTTACTATACACCCTCTCCTTTTCCATTTCGTTCATTTTAGTTATTTTTAAATTGTTAATACTGGTTTCACAAATATAACGAGAATCCCTTTAAGATAAAAGGATTTCTATAAACTATTCTTATAATTCTTGTAATACTCTGTAAGCAACCGCTTTTCATTCATGATTACGGTATAAAAAGGTTCATCCTCTATCATCAATTTATAAAGATTTTCACTTCCCCTGTCTTCTGGTGAGAGCGGTACTTCGAGTTGTAGTAATTCTTCTTCAGCCTGTTCATTAAGCATTGGTTCTCTCAGATTCACGAGTTGAAAATTGGTTTTTAGTCTCTCAACTCCTTCAGGTGATAATAAATTATTCAATGCTTTTAAAGGTTTTTTCTTATCGGCTGCTCTTTCCTGTTGTATTTCATCGGCTCTCACACAAATATCCCGAACACTCATTGTCTTGAATCTGAGTTCAGGAAACTTCTCAACTAAACCCTTTTCCTTTATTCCACCAACACCACTAATATTATCCGCACCATCACCACATATGATTTTCATCACCAATGCGTTGGTGTAATGATGATTGAAATGCATTATGTAATTTGTTTTCGTTACAGGTTGGTCTATGTTCGGAAATATTATTGTTATGTTCAAGTCAAGTAGTTGTGCGAAATCTCGGTCATTCGAGTAGATAAAAATTTCTTCTTTATTA